AAAACCATGAGTCTTGTTGTTGCTTCAGATCTTAAAACCCGTCAGATCGTATGGGTTCGGACTGGTAAGATTAACCCTGCTGACGCTTATGTGTGGGCAGCGTTAGGTCGTCAAAACCGCCTCTGATTCGCCATGGAAACTATTCTCACCCCCGATGAAATCCTCCAGTTAGTTACAACTGGAATGGTTAATCTCACTGATGATCTTGTTATCAGACTGACAGAATCTAGTCGAGACGCGCACATAAATCTCGACGAGAGCGCACACATACATCTAGACTAGATTCACACATTCACATCTAGATTAACACATCATGTATAACAATTCAAAACAAATCAATTCAATTGGTTTCACAATTAAGTATCAAACACCTTATAACAATTGTGAATGGAGAACACAATCCTTTACAACAATTGAAGAGGCAAAAAGAATGATTCAATTCTATAAGTCATGCGGATCACCTGCTGAATTAGTATAATAAAAAAATAAAAGTATAAAGAACTAACTCAGGATTAGGTGTAGATTGTTAGTCAGTGGTGTGGTTTAGTTTTCTACACTTAGTCCTGTCTTAGTTCTTTATACTTTACACTCTCTCGATTCTTTATACAAACCCTGAGCAAGATTCCCTCTCCTCCCGCCCTCCAGGTTAGGTGCGGTTGCCCTGTGGTTCTGTATCCGTTGCTACCGTTTTGCAGATTCGACCCATTAGGATTGCTGATCAAACAAGTTTGCCGTTTGGTATCAGGGCGAACCGTTTGAACGTTGCAGGATCCGGGTCTGGGATGTATTGTTTGGGGGTCAATCACCACTGACCAATGACCAACACCACCGTCACCATTTGCGTTAACTATTTTCTGCCCACTGATGCACGCCATTGGATTCCTAACGGTGTCGCATATCCTGCTCTGCAGATTGACTCTGAGATTGCAGAATTGGGCGATGAATCTGATTGGTACGATGCCATAGAGTTTGCTGCAGAGCAATGGTGTGAAATGACCCACGGCAAAGGTTCATTCTTTCAGGTCATTTTCGAACCCTGATTAGCATTTAGGGGGGACAATTCTCCCCCCTTTCTTCACCCTTTTACCCCACAATTGTCATGATCCAAGAATACGCTACCGCTGCAGATTTCACCCGCTGGAGAGAACAGGCAGAGAGAATGACGATCGCTGAACTATACTATGCTGCTGCAGACTGCAGGCAGGCAGAGTATGCGATGCGGGGGTGGAATCCTACCCGTGAGGGTTACTATTCTGACCAAGCATGTACGTTTGGTGATGAAATTAGAAGGCGCAAGATGCGATAGGTAAGTTACATCGGGCAGGCGCAATCCTGCCCGTTAAATGTTAATTAGTGAAATGGTATCCTACGATACCGTTTCGGGTTGCGGGATCCGATCCGACCCTGTAGACTTTAAGGGTCAACCACACCCCACTGACACCCATGACCTTTTATCTGCAGTCACCCGCCGGCGACGTTGCATCCTTTGAGCGTATTGCTGATGATCTTATGTCGTTTGCTTCTGGCAACGACATTGTAGAGTTGCCGATCGCAGACGCCCGTAAGGTCTGGCAGGCGCTGTTGCTCTGTCAGTTCCAACCGCTGGATCGTGACGCCCTGTTGCGTTACGTTGGCGTCCGCTGATCTACACTCTAGGGGCGGCAATCTTCCGCCCCATTCTTTACACTTTATCATTGCAATCCTACCATGACCGCAACAATCGACCTGCAACCCTACGTGATTCCTTCACATTTTCTGTGTGCAATTGTCAACGATGACTATACAGGTCTCGATGATAATGAGGAAACAATTGTTAAGCGGTTCCTGAAAGATCTGGGCGATCGTTATCTTTTTGTTGCCCCATCTGATGAGGATTCCTATTTCACCCGCTGCCATGATTTTCGTGATTATGGCATCCTGGCAACCGATTGTGTTGCGGTTGAGATAGCATTTCAACCTGAATCGGAACCCGATTATGATGCTGATGATGCTATCTGCAACCGTTACAATAGCATCGTCTGCGGCATGTTGCTGGGTTAATTTACACTTTACCTCTTTAATCTTATGTTCGCAATTTACTCTAAAGTCTCAAATGTGGTCAGGGTTCATTACTCTCACCTGACCGAATCGCAGGCAGAGAATGAAGTCGATCGCCTGAATGATCACCTGCAGAATATAGGTCAAACCGCCATATTCTGGGCGGAACAGCATCACCCTGAGGCGGTCTTTATGATCGGTTAGTATTAGTTAGTGGGCGGCAGTTCTTTATAGTCTGCCGCCCTAATCGTTCGTTCGTGTTTGACAGTTAAAATTGGCGGATGGGGGGTAAAATAAAAACGCATAACTACCCTAACCTACAAATACTTGCTTTCGACCGTTAAATATAAGACTCATAATGAAAAAAATAAACCCTTGAAAACAAAAAATTTTTCCCAAAAAAATTTGCTATAATACCTCACAATAAAAAAATTCCCCCAGTATAAAAACTTACAGAAACCTCACATATATAAAAATCGAAACTTAAATTTACAGCAATGGAAAAAAATCGCGGGGAAATTTTTGAGTCCATAGAGGTCGATCCAATCAGTGGACAATATTTCATTACAATCCCAGAACAAATTATGAATCAACTTGAATGGTATGAAGATACAAAGATCAAGTTTACAATGGATGGATCTGAAATCATCCTCTCGGAGGCGGATTGACTTCTTATAGATAATGATGTATGATACTGAAGTAACTACTTTCTATTATGGCAAAAGGATTTACTGTAAAAGCAAAGGCACCAGTTGCCTCACAAACAACACAAGAATGGGATTATAATCTTGCAAGAGAAATGGTAAAAGGCAAATCAATTGTCTTTTGTCTTCCTGGAAGAGGCGTCTCATACACATATCTCAAAAACTTTGTACAACTTTGTTTTGACCTAGTACAAAGTGGTGCAAGCATTCAAATCTCACAAGACTACTCTTCCATGGTGAACTTTGCACGTTGCAAGTGCCTTGGAGCAAATGTTCTTCGTGGTCCAAATCAGATTCCTTGGGATGGCAAACTGAATTATGATTGGCAACTCTGGATTGACTCGGACATTGTTTTCAATACTGAAAAGTTTTGGCAACTGATCCTCATGGACAAGGACATTGCTTCTGGATGGTATGCAACAGAAGATGGGCACACGACTTCAGTTGCACATTGGATGGAAGAAGATGACTTCAGGAACAATGGTGGAGTGATGAATCATGAAACCGTGGATAGTATCTCAAAGCGTCGTAAACCATTCACTGTAGATTATGCAGGTTTTGGTTGGTTGCTGATTAAGAATGGCGTCTTTGAGCACCCTGAAATGAAGTATCCATGGTTTGCGCCCAAGATGCAAGTCTTTGAATCTGGTGAGGTTCAGGACATGTGTGGAGAAGATGTATCATTCTGTTTGGACGCAAAGGAAGCAGGATTTGAAATTTGGTGCGATCCTCGCATTCGCGTTGGGCACGAAAAAACAAGAATCATTTGAGATGACTAACGATACATACAACATTCTCTGTAAAGGAAGAAAAATTTATTCCAATCTTACAGAGGAGGAATATTTCAATATTATGGAGGATCTGTCGATTGAATTTTATCAGACAGGTTCTCCACGTCCTGAAGATCTTGAAACTGAAATTATTGGAGAATAACTTATGGCAATTAAGAAATCTTTGAGTGGTGGTAAGGAAATTGAGTCTCATCCAAAGAATACTCGGCAGGGATGTGGGTCTCATACTAAATACTCAGCGTCTTCTCGTAATTCCGCTCGTAAAAAGTATAGAGGTCAGGGGAAAAGGTAATGTATTTTCTAGAATGTGATGATGAATGGAATCATATACATTCGGAAGATCTGTGGGTTTATAATAAACTATTTTTAAGTCGGTGTTTAGGGTATACATGTGGTCCAGTTGGCACCACTGTTCCTAAACCCGACTTTTACATTGTTCGACCATCCTTTAATTTACTTGGAATGAGCCGTTTTGCCCGTATAGAATGGATAGAAAAAACTACAGATGACTTTCACCCATCAGAATTTTGGTGTGAGATTTTTGTTGGAGAACATCTAAGTGTAGATTTTCATCATGAGAAGCAAGAATTAGTAATATTGGGTACTCGTGATGAAAAAAATCCCATTTATAAGTGGTCAAAATGGGAAAAAATTGATAAAAAAGTCGAATTTCCTGATATTTTAAAAAATTTAAAGAAAAATTATGAGTGGATTAATTGTGAATTCATAGATGGGCATCTCATTGAGGTTCAATTTCGTAGAAATCCTAATTTTAGGTATAATAATACGGTTGCAATACCAGTTTGGAACGAAGATATACCTGAAATTTATGAAGATTATGAATTTATTGTTGATATTGGTGACAAAAGAAAGGGATTTTTAATAAAATAAATATATTTTTTGCACAAACCGAATTGGAAAGATTTTCGATGGGTAAACACCTACTCCTAGAGGTGTATAATGTCGATTTTCACTTAATCAATGACGTAGAATCTCTACAGAACGTCATGATTAAGGGTATTCATCGTGCAAAAATGACAATTTTGAATACTTTTTCTCATTCTTTTCTTCCGCAAGGTTGTACAGTAGTCATTGCACTTGCGGAAAGTCATGTTTCTTGCCATACTTGGCCCGAAAAGGGTTGTATAGCAGTAGATGTTTATACTTGTGGAGAAGGAAACCCCAAATTGATCGCGTTAGAAATACTTAAATACTTAAATTCGGATCATTATTCCATAAGAGAAGTAGATCGTTAAATAACAATAAGGAGATAGCAACCTCCTTTATAAAAGTTCTGTTTTATTCAATTAAAACAGGAGCAAAATGTCAAACTTACCAGTCGATAGAAACAAAGACTATATGAGAGAAATGTGGGGAACTACTAAATTGATTACTGACTATGGAGATCTACCCCAAAAAAGAGTCATTCAGGAAGTTATGCATGATTTGGCACCAAAGCATGACCTAAAAAAACAGCAAGAACTTCATGAAAAAATTCGCAATGATGCAGACTATGATGATTGGGAATATGGAACTGAACCTGGATATGGTTCTTCCTGGAAATAAACATAAATAATCCAAGAAATTTAATATCTAATGGCAGTAACACGAATATCTAGATCATTTAAGGATATTAGTTTGTCTTTTGACCCACATCCTGTGACAAAAGACCTGCCAATTTTAACTAATGAAAGAGCAATTATTCGTTCAGTTCGTAATTTAGTTGAAACAATTCCTACTGAAAGATTTTTTAATTCATCATTGGGATCGAACGTAAGAAGCAGTTTATTTGATTTTGTGGATTATGCAACTGCTTCTACAATTCAGGATCAAATTATTGAAGTAATTAATAATTATGAACAGAGAGTTACAAATGTAATTGTTCAAGTTGACCCCATACCAGATCTTAATGAATTTGAAATTACAATTACTTTTGAAATCATTGGCCAAGAATTACCTGTTCAACAATTTTCATTCATATTAGAGGCAACAAGATAAAATGCCTTTTACTAAATTTTCAAATCTAGATTTCGATCAGATAAAAACTTCGATCAAAGATTATCTCCGTGCTAACTCAACGTTTACGGACTTTGATTTTGAAGGATCGAATTTTTCTGTTTTAATCGATACTTTAGCGTATAATACCTATATTACCGCATTTAACTCTAACATGATTGTCAATGAATCCTTTTTGGATTCTGCAACTGTAAGAGAAAATGTTGTCTCTTTGGCAAGAAATATTGGATATGTACCATATTCTAGAAATGCAGCGAGTGCAATAGTTTCATTTAGCGTATCGGTAGATCCTGATCAAATATTGCAAGATGGAACACCCGTATATACTTCAACCGTAACGCTACAATCCGGTCTTGTATGTACTGGTCTTGTAAAAGGATCATCGTATGTATTTTCAATTCCCGAAAATATTACTGTTCCTGTAGTGAATGGAACTGCTACTTTTAGTAATATTACAATTAGAGAAGGAACCTTTCTCAATAAAAAATTTACAGTAGATACTTCATTAGATCAAAAATTTATTTTAGATAATCCATTTATAGATACATCAACAATTAGAGTATATGTAAAAGGACTAAGTGATAGTGGACTTGGGTCATTGTATTCACTTGTTGATAATATTTTCAATGTTAACTCAGATTCTGAAATTTTTCTAATACAAGAAGTTCAGGACGAAAAATATCAACTCTTATTTGGTGATGGAGTATTTGGTAAAAAACTTGAAAATTCTTCAATCATTACTGCGAATTACATCATAACAAGTGGTAAAGATGGAAATGGGGCCGATACATTTAACTTTGCAGGATCATTTAAAGATGCAGATGATAGAAATATCATCCCAACAAATACAATAACTGTTACTACAAATCAAAGCGCACAGAATGGATCTGATATTGAAACCATCGATTCTATTCGTTATTTTGCTCCAAGATTATATTCATCACAATATAGAGCAGTAACGGCAAGTGATTATGAAACAATTATTAAATCAAAAATTTATGGAAATGCAGAATCAGTATCTGTTGTTGGTGGGGAAGAATTAACTCCACCAGAGTATGGAACTGTTTCAATTAGTATTAAACCAAAAAATGGAACATTTGTTTCTGATTTTGATAAAGAGCAGATATTATCTAAATTAACTCAATATAGTGTTTCTGGAGTGCGCCCCAAAATAGTAGACCTTAAAATACTATATGTTGAGGTAGAATCTTATATTTACTACAATTACAATCGAGTTGGAAGTGTTTCCGATTTAAAAACAAGAGTAACTAATTCACTTAACAAATACTCTCAGTCTGTAGATTTAAATAAATTTGGAGGAAGATTTAAATATAGCAAACTTCTTCAAGTCATTGATAATACTGATACTGCAATTACATCAAATATCACCAGAGTTAGAATTAGAAGAGATTTAAAAGCACTCATAAATCGCCAGGCTCAATATGAAATATGTTTTGGTAATCAATTTCACGTAAATTCATCTGGTTATAATATTAAGTCAACTGGATTTAATATTAAAGATGAACCGGATATAGTTTATTTAACAGATACTCCAAATACTGATGGGGTAACAGGAGTCATTTCAATTGTAAAACCTATTGAAACTTCGGCAGGAGTATCTACTGCATCATTATCTCCTTTTGTAGTTGTCGAATCTGCTGGAGTTGTAAATTATACAAATGGAGAAATAACTCTGAATACGATCACAATTACATCCACAGAATTAGGAAATGATTTAATAGAAATACAAGCATATCCAGAATCAAATGATGTCATTGGTCTTAAAGATCTTTATGTATCTTTTGATGTTTCAAAAAGTCAAATAAATATGGTAAAGGATACAATTGCATCTGGGGAAGATATTTCCGGAGTCGTCTTTACAAAAAATTCGTATCGCTCAAGTTACTCAAACGGGAAATTAATGAGGTCGTAATATGATACAAACGGGTTTTGAATCTAGAGTAAAAGTACAACAAATAATTGATAGTCAGCTTCCGGAGTTTATCTTAGATGAAAGTCCAAAATCTGCTGAATTTTTAAAGCAATATTATATCTCTCAAGAGTATCAGGGTGGTCCTATAGATATTGCTGAAAATTTAGATCAATACATTAATCTTGATAATCTTACTCCAGAAGTAGTTGTTGGTTATACGACTCTTGAAGGTGATATTGCAATAACTTCTACCAATATTTCCGTATCTAGCACTAGAGGTTTTCCTGCAAAGTATGGACTTCTAAAAATTGATGATGAAATTATAACATACACTGCCATATCCGGAAATACTTTCACTGGATGTGTAAGAGGATTCAGTGGAGTTACAAATTATCATAAAGACTTACAATATGGTGAATTAGTTTTTAATCAATCTTCTGCTTCTTCACACACATCAGGATCTTCAGTACAAAATTTAAGTTCTTTATTTTTACAAGAATTTTATAAGAAAATAAAGTTTAGTTTAACACCTGGACTAGAAGGTTTAGATTTTACTGAAAATCTTGATGCAGGAAATTTCATAAAAGAAGCAAGAACTTTATATGAGTCTAAAGGAACTCCCGAATCTTTTAGAATACTATTCAATGTATTATATGGGGAAACTCCAAGTGTAATTAATCTTGAGAAATTCTTAATAAAACCATCGGATGCTGGTTACATTAGAAGAGATGTTGCAATTATAAGTAATATTTCCGGCAATCCAACAAAACTAGTTGGTCAGACAATTAAAAAAACAACAGATGAATTCACTAGTGCTGCGGTATCCGAAGTAGAAACTATTACTAGAAATGGTATAACTTACTATAAACTTAATTTTTTTGTTGGATATGATGATACTTATCCCAATGTTACTGGGACATTTACCATTACACCAAATACCAAAGTTATTGAAGAAGTAACCGTAACTCCATTGGAAGACGGCACAACTGTTATTAGTGTTGACTCAACAGTTGGTTTTGCAAAAACGGGAAGTATTTTTTATAATTCTCAAGAAATTTTTTATTCTGACAAAAGTGTTAATCAATTTTTAGGTTGTTATGTCGAATCTACAAATTCATTAACAATACCTAAAAAATCATTTTTAATTTCAAATGACACATATTATGGATATGAAGATGGTGATACATCTAAAAAGGTTGAATTTAGAATTACTGGAGTATTATCTGATCTTGAAATTGAAACTGAAAATTATGAGTTGTTAGATAATGACATAATTTATCCAAAAAATCTTGGGGAAGTAATTGAGCAGGGAGATACAACAAAAGAAATATTTGCCAATTCTTGGATTTACAATACAAGTTCAAGATACCAAATTGATTCTTTTGTCGGAAATACGATAACAACAAAGTCTAATATAGATTCATCAAGTTTGAAGGTTGGTGATACTGTCGAAATTTTAAGAAGAAATACAGAAATTGTAGTTATTGGACTTGAAAATGTAAGTATTAATTCAATTTCGGGCAATGTAGTTACAATTAATTCAAATACTTCTTTACTGAATCCATTAGATAAGTATGATGTTAGAAGAAATATTAAGAAAGCAGTATCTTCAATAGTTCCAATTAATTTTGGAAATGATAAATTAATATCTGATGTTCAAAATGTTTACATTGAAAGACCAGATCATTTTTATGTTGCATCAAATTCCTTACCATCATATCAAATTCAGATTAATGTTTTTGGGTATGATGTTTTTGAATTGAGTGGATATGATGCTAACAATGAATCATATTCAATAATTGATTTTAATACTGAAGTTTCTTTCATAACTGGAGATAAAGTTTTTTACTCGGTGACCAACGGCAGTCATATAGATGGGTTGGAAGAAGGTAGTTATTTTGTTGAAGTATTGAGTAATAGAAGGCAGGTTAAGTTATACTTGAGTGGTCCCGTTGTTGGAAGTGAAGATTTTGTTTATTTTGGTGCAGGGCAATCATCGACACCATCCGGAACTCATAATTTTATATTATATTCCCAAAAATCAAATAAAATTTCTGGACAAAAAATACTTAAAAAATTTAAATTAAATCCAGAGTTGGGAAGTAATGAAACCCATCAGACTCTTCCTGGCACAATTGGAATGTTAAAAAATGGAGTTGAGATATACAACTTCAAAACAAATGATAAAATTTATTACGGTCCAATTGAAAATGTTGACGTTTTAAATGGTGGTAGCGAATTTGACGTAATTAATCCCCCACTTTTAGAATTATCTTATGGTTCTGCTCTAATCCAACCAGTAATAATTGGATCTGTTGAAAAAATATTCGTTGATCCTCAAGATTTTGATATAGATGTTATTGTTTCAATTGCTCTTACTGGAGGAAATGGGTCTGGAGCAAGTTTTGAACCGATTGTTGAAAGATATGTGCGGGAATTAGAATTTGACGCAAGAACAATTTCCAATGGGGGTGGATTAGATGTTATCAACGATAGAATTTCATTTGCATCAACTCACAATTTAGCTAATGGACAACCCATAGTATATGATAGAAATTTCAATTCTGCTATTGGGGTTGGTACTTTTAATGGTTCGAATCTAGATCAATCAAAAACTTTGATAAGTGGTGCAACTTATTATACTAAAGTTGTAAATGATCGAACAATTGAATTATACCAATCACTTTCCGACTATAATATTGGTATTAATACTGTAGGATTTACTACCATAGGTAACTCGGGTATTCAAAAGTTTAAAACTGATCCTAAAAATAAACTTACAGGAATTTCAGTAATTAATAATGGATCTGGATAC